ACAGGTGAATGGTGGGATGAGCCAGACAAGAACATTAAGCGTGAAGGACAACGTGCTCTAGCCAATAACTCTGTAGCCTACAAAGAGAAGCCTCAGATGGGTACATTCATGCGTGAGTGGTTGTCTCTGTACGAATCACATTCAGGAGAACGTGGTATCTTCAATCGTGAATCTGCAAAGAAACAAGCAGCAAGTAATGGCAGACGTGACCCTGACCATAACTTTGGTTGTAATCCATGCTCAGAAATTATTCTACGTCCTTATCAGTTCTGTAATTTATCAGAGGTGGTTGTACGTGCTTCAGATAATGTAGAAACACTAAAAGAAAAGGTGCGTTTGGCTACCATTCTTGGTACATTCCAAGCCACACTGACAGACTTTAAATACATTCGTAAAGTCTGGAAGGACAACACAGAAGAGGAAAGGTTACTTGGCGTATCTCTTACAGGGATTATGGATAACCAGTTGATGTCAGGTAGAGGACCTATGCATGGTATGAATATTAAAACTATTCTTACTGAGTTAAAAGACCAAGCAGTTGAAACAAACGAACACCTTTCAAAAAGTTTGGGTATTCCACAGGCTGCAGCTATTACTTGTGTTAAACCTTCTGGTACAGTATCTCAGTTGGTAGATAGTGCATCAGGTATCCATTCACGTCACAATCCTTACTACATTCGTACTGTACGTGGTGATAACAAAGACCCTATAACACAGTTTATGATTGCACAGGGTGTTCCTAGTGAGCCTGATATTGGTAAGCCTGATAGCACTACAGTCTTCAGCTTTCCCATGTCTTCACCATTAGGGGCAGTATGTCGCACAGAAATGACAGCCATTGAACAGCTTGAGTTGTGGTTATTATATCAAAGGCATTGGTGTGAACATAAACCTTCTGTTACTATCTCAGTCAAAGAACATGAATGGCTTGAGGTTGGTCAGTGGGTATACAAAAACTTTGACGAAGTCTCTGGTATTAGTTTCCTTCCTTTCAGTGAGCATACTTATCAACAAGCACCTTATCAGGATATTACTAGCGAAGAATATGATAAGGCAATGGAAAATATGCCAGCTAAGATTGATTGGTCTTTACTCTCAGAGTTTGAGAAAGAAGACACAACATCAGGTGGGCGTGAGTTAGCTTGTACAGCAGGTGTATGTGAAGTAGTGGATTTGACTGCAGCATGATGTGGGAATACTGGTGTAAAGCAATGGGCAGCAAGGCATATGACGATAATGCCAAAGCAAACAAAGTAGCAATACTTAGAACTGCTTGGGTTGTTCTTCATGTCCTTGCCTGTCTAGCAATTATATTTCATAACACACAAAAGATGGGATGGTGGTAATGAGTAACATAGTAAACATACCCCCTACTAAAGTATGGGTAAGAAAAGAATATCTAACAGACCATCAGTCTGGACATGGTGAATTTGTAGAGGGATACTGGGTAACGGCAAAGTCGTTGCCCGGTAGAACCTTTTACTTTGAAACATATCTTCCTAGCTATGCAGCTATGTATGATAAACTTCCTATCTCTGCCTTTGTTTCAGAGCCTAAGTTACCAGACCCTGACCTTCCTCTGGACGAGCTACAGTTCTGGAACTGCATGGACTATGGTGTAACCGCCATTGAGAAACAGTTCATAGGCTCTATGGGCTTTCAAGCTCGAACAAAGAGGCATGGAATGATAGGTGGTAAGTATCTTTTCACATTAGACAATCTGCATGAGAACATTCAGCAAGTAGATTGTAATGTTAGTGAAGTACCTCAAGAGCATAAGTCATTTAATTGTCTTGAGCTTGAGAATGGACAGTACTGTTTATATCCTAACAATAGAATGAGAATATATGATGTGTCCTTATCACCTAAAGAAGTGAAGACACCTGACTTCAAAGTATCTACAGAATATTATGAAGTAGAAAATCCTTTCTCAGATTGGGGAACATTGGGAGACAGTGAAGATTACTTTTGGAAAACTGAGAGTGAGAAATAATAAATGATTGATGACACAGGACAGTTTGCATTACTGTGGTGGCAATGGTGGCTGCTTGCAATGGTTACAATTAACACTGTTTTAAATACTGTTGTATTTTTTAGACATAGGTTTAGAAAAAAAGATTGACAACTATAAATTGTTTAAGTATAATTATAGTAGTTATAATTGAAAGGTGTGTATTATTATGTTTACAGAGAAAAGACCAGTAATTTATATTGGATATGATGCAAGGGAGCATGAGGCTTATGAAGTACTACGTAAATCAATTCTTCAGTACAATGAAAAGTTTGACATTATCCCTCTCGTACAACCTGCATTACGTAGAGCAGGTCTGTATAGGCGTACTATTCGTTTCGATAGTAATGCTGAATCACCTGTTCGTATAGATGAATGTGATGGCAGACCTTTCAGTTCTGACTTTACCTTTACACGTTTCTTAGTTCCTGCCCTTAATCAGTATGACGGTCTTGCATTGTTTATGGATGCAGATATGTTTGTACGTTGGGATATTGAAGAACTATTTAATACCTATGGTAAACGTGAAGAGTTTGCTGTTCAAGTAGTCAAACATAACTACAGACCTAACGAAGGTCTAAAGATGGATGGACAAGTACAACAGAATTATAATCGTAAGAACTGGTCTAGCTTTGTTCTTTGGAATTGTTCTCACCCATCTAATCTTAACCTAACTGTAGATGACGTAAACACAAAGACAGGTAGCTGGTTGCATGGCTTCTCTTGGTTGTCTGACAATGAAATAGGTTCTATTGAACCAGAGTGGAATTGGTTGGACGGATGGTCACCAGAAAATATCTTACCTAAGAACGTACACTTTACTACAGGTGGTCCTTGGTTTGATGATTGGAAAGGTAAACGCAAATCAGACACTGAATATGCTGGTGAATGGCAAGCATTTAAAAGCAAAGTGTTTATGGATAAACTAGTAGGAGAAGTAATCTAATGTATATATTTGTAACCTCATTTAGTGAAAGCGGATACCATGAATATGCTAAGAAAATGTTGGAAAGTGTTACAGAAAAATGGAATCCAAAACACTTTCAATTATATGCCTATTACCATGACTTTGACATTAAAGATGTCGATGCTCCTGTGGCTGATAATATTCATTATCGCAATCTTAACGACATAACAGAAATGGTTCAGTATCGTGAACGTATGAAGACATATGACGGTACGCATGGTGGAACACAGCCATATAATTGGAGGCTAGATGCAATTAAGTGGTGTCACAAAGTTTATGCTCTATCAGACCTTGCATTTGAAATGATGGAAGAAGAAGTACATGACGAAAGTAACTGGATGATTTGGTTAGATGCAGATACAGTAACAACTAAAAGGTTAGATGTAAAACAATTTCCTAAGTGGCTTCCAGATAAAGCAGACTTAGTACATCTTGGAAGAAAGGATGCAGACTATAGTGAAACAAGTTTTCTTGGGTTTAACCTATCTTCTCACAATACTTGCAGCATCATTGCTGATTTTAGAGGTGCTTACACTATTGGAGAAACCATTGCATATAGAGAGTGGCATGATGGATTCATTTTTGAACGACTCCTCAACATCTACAAAGCCCACGGAATGGTCACAAGAAATTTATCTGAACACGCCAAAGGACTAGCAGCCTTTGCTCAGTCACCTTTGTCTGAATACTTTGACCACTATAAAGGTAATCTAAAAAAGAAACTTAGTAGTACAGAAGTTGCACCAGATGTTACTGGTCCTAAAAGATACAAGCAACTTGCAGATATAGTACGCTTTTATAAACCTAGTACTATTGTAGAAACAGGTACATGGAATGGTGGACGTGCTATTGAAATGGCTCTGGCTGCTTTTGAAAACACAGACAAAGTGCATTATATTGGTTTTGATTTGTTTCAGGATGCGACAGAACAGTCAGATGAATATGAAATGAACAGCAAGGCGCACAACATGGTAGAAGCTGTTGAAAGACGGTTGGATGATTTCTCTTATAGAATGTCACGCACAGAAAAAAAGTTTACCTATGAGTTACACAAAGGAGATAGTAAGAAAACTGTTCCTGCTTGTGCCAAACTTAAAGAAGCAGACTTTGCTTACATAGATGGTGGACATTCTTATGAAACGGTAAAAGCAGATTGGGAAAACATAAAGGAACACGTTCCTGTTGTTGTCTTTGATGATTACTTTTCAGAAGATAAGAATGGTAACCTTCCTAAAGAGGAACATCTAGGTGTTAACAAGTTAATGAAAGAGGTAGAAGCTTATGGAAAAGTGGTATTGCCTAGTTCTGACGGGGTTCTTGGTGGTGGCATTACACATCTTTGTTTTGTAGCTAACAAGAAGGGACTTCCTAAACTACCAGACGAACTAACTCGTGTACCTATTTTGGTTACACCTAAAGATTCAAGACCTAAAGAAGAAATTATTAATAATGTAAAAGAAAATAGAAAGTTAATAAAAGATTTTGATTGGATTAAAACAAGTAAAGTAAATAATGAAACAGCAATTATTGTATCTGGTGGTAACATTAATTTTGATAAACTAAAAGAACGTATTGCTACAACAAACAATAAGGTATTCTGTGTCAAGCATAGCTATCCACGTTTGATTGAGAATGGTATTCAACCATTTGCTTGTGTGATACTTGACCCTAGACCTATTGATGGTGTTAGTACACATGGTGTAAAACGTAAAGATTTATTTAAGAAGGTAGACCAAGAAACTATTTTCCTTGTTGCTTCTATGACTGACCCTTCTGTTACTAAGCATCTTATAAAAAAGAAAGCTAATGTAAAAGGATGGCAAGCATACTCAGATGCTTTACGTGATATGGAAGTAAAAGATAAGATTGTAGTAGACAAGGCTACAGGTATTGACGAGGGTTCTACTCTCATTACAGGTGGGACTTGTGCAGCCATGAGAACACTTGCCATTGGACATACTCTTGGCTTCCGTAACTTTGAACTGTTTGGTTTTGATTGTTCTATAGATGAAGTAACAGAAGAAATGAAAAAAGAAACTACAGATACAGAACAGAGTAAACCTAAATACATGAAGGTAGAACTAAACAACAATCACTTCTGGACTACTGGTGAGCTACTTGCTATGGCACAAGACTGTGAAAAACTTTTTGACCAAATGGAAATTGACATGGGTGTAGTCTTTCATGGTGAAGGAACATTGTGCTCAGAAGTTTGGAAATCTTCTAAGAGGGGTCAAGAAAAACATTACTCTGAGTTACTAAATGTCGCAGCTTAATGATAAACAAGAGCAGTTTTGCCAGAACTATGTCCTCAGTCGAAATGCTACAAAGGCGGCAAAGGCTGCAGGATATAGTGAATCATCTGCTTATAATCAAGGGCATAGACTTTTACAAGAAGAACGTATCCAAGAAAGATTAAAAGAACTTACAAATGAAATGGTGACCAATGTAGATGTGGTCAGTGAGATTGAGAAGCAATATGAAGTAGCTCGTAATGGTGGGCATGGAACAACAGCTTTAAAAGCCTTAGAACTATTGTCTCGTGTTCGTGGTAATAATACAGATGTAGATGATCAGACAACAGAAAGTTTGGAAGAAGACATCAAAGGTATTATGCAAGCACTAGGCTTTGACCAATGCTTTCTTCTTTTTGCAGAGGCTTTTCCAGATGAGTTTAATGATGGAGAAGAAGAACAAGAAGAAGAGTTACTTCTTACCGAAGAACTTAGTAGCACTACGGACACCGAAGCTGGCAGCGACAATGATGCCGAGTGAGTATTGATACCACTCAGGCATTGCTTCTAGTTGAGCAAATCCATTAGCTACTAAGTCTTCCATACCCGGAATGAAAGCAAGAATCAATGGGATTGAAAACAGAATAGTAAGCCATTCGTCTTTCCATGACGTGTGGCTTCCCTTTGCCATTTCCAAATCCCAGTCGATTTCTCCAGTGGCTTTTTTTTCCATGATGGTAGCTTCAGCTTTTGCTTTGGCTACCTTTGCTTCTGCATTTGCTTTTGTCTTTTCTACCGAACCTTGCAGCCAAGTACCTGCTAATTCTGCAATTGGTCCTACGAGAAGGTTTAACATAATAGTCTCCTGATATTTCTAAAACTTTACCTAACATTACTGAGGTGGTATTATATTCTTAATATAAAGTATGTCCAAACCTGCACTAATAGCAATATTTGCACCTGCACTATCACCTATTGCTCTAAATTCTAAATCTGTTTTTTCTTCAAACTTTAAAGGAAAAGCATACACTTGAGTATGCCCACCTTCCGACTTTACAAATTTATCCTTTACTTGAAAAACCTCTTCAAAGGGACGTGCCACAAAATGAATTTCTGCATACTTATTATTTTGTGTGGTAGCTACAGTTATATCTGTTTGGTATACATATGCAGTATATCCTGCAGGTACAGTCCATAAAGCCATTAGTGTTTGACCATCTCCTGCTCCGACAGTTGCATATTTATTTACCGGAACACCAGCAGTTACTGCTCCTGTACCTGCATAAATAACACCTGCATTAGTACCGCCACTTCCTGCACTACGTACAACCATACGATTAATACGTAAGTATTCTTTTGTTGTATCAACAGCAGTTTGTCCATCAAGAATTATTACTTCATTAATCTGATTATAATCAGCATCTAAACCGTAAATCTGTACCGTCTCTGCACCAGTACTTCCTTCGTCATCAGCAGCACTAGAGCTAGAAACTTTTAGTATTGAAGCAGCAGACAAGTAAGAGTATAGTCCACCTTCTGCCCATACAGTTTCAAGACTGTCATCTATATCAGGATTAAATCCAAATTTAAAAATATTTTTATGAAAAGCAATTTGACCTCTTGCAACCTGAAGTTTAAAAGGCTCATGTTTACCTGTTCTTGATATTGAGCTTGGAGTACCCATTAGTATAATCTATTATGTCCTGATTGTTTCTTACCTTTTTTACTACCTATGCTACCACCAGATTTAAAACTAAAACCAAACAAAGTAGACTTAGGTTTTTTAGTAACATACTGTCTTTTAGGTTTTACAAAAGGTTTTGATACTTTTTTATACACCTTCAAAGGTCTTTTAAGAACTTTTTTAGGCTTTGGGCTAGGGTCAACAATTACCCTTCCTTTAGAATCTTTTTTTACTTTAGGTTTTATTTCCATACCTAAAGGCTTTAGTATTCTATTAAGTTGTGTTAAATTACTTTCTCTTTGTACTAAAGGCTTAGTCATTAAAATTCTCCTGCTTTCATAGCTTCGCTTAGTTTTTTAGCACGTTGTCCTACCTGTCTCGCCCATCTGGAATCTAACATTTCCCTTGATGAGGCTTCCCAGTTTTTTTCATGTATAGCATTCCACATTTTTTTAAATTTACATAACCTTGGAACACCCATATTAAAAGCCATGTCCATTAGTATTAATTGTCTTACACCATCTAGGTCTTCTACACATTTATGTACTGCACATAGTTCACGTTCTACAATTTTAATATCATTCATTGCTAGGTAACGTGCATCTGCTTCTGTAATACCATGTTCATAAACAGCATCTATACTAGGATAGTCCATGTAGTCAAGCTCTTCTTTACTTATTCCACGGTCTTTTAAATTTCTTCCTATTCCTACTGTGTCTATGCCAAGGGTATCCTTGTAGACAGTAAGAACCATTCCCTCATGTTCAATAAGCTTATCTAAAAAATGTGATTCACTATACTTCATTTTTTACTAAACCCAAAATAAGATGCGACTAGTGCCGATAGGCTTCCATACATCATCATCAGTATTGCTTCGGCACTTGCAAACCTTTCCGGGCTTACAAGTACAGCTATCGTTGCTACAAGCATCATTGCAAGAGCAGACCAAGCCATGTACCGTCTGTTTTTTTGATAAGTTTTCTTGTCTGTTATTAATGACTGACTCTCCATTATTTTCTCTTGAATATATCTAATCCTGATACTTTTCTTTGACCACCATCTGGCATAGAATATGTAGCTGTTAAAGGATTAAATGAACCACCTATTGGACTAGACGTACCACCAATAAGATTTTGTAAATATAATCTACGTTGTACAGGGTCAGACAAGTCAATGGTCTGTGTACCTACACCTTTCTGATAATAAGCATTGGGTGTAACCGCAGGGGGAGCTTTGGGTATTGGCGCACCAGATGTGCTAGGTTTTGGACTACTATTATCTTTACTATCAGAAGTATCAAAAGTTGGTTTTTCACCTACCTTACTACCATCAGGCATTTCCACATGAGAAATATTACCTGCACTATCATATTTAACAATACCCCCAGCTTGTACACCTGTTTGCATTTGACCAATTCTACCTGCAGCAAGCCCTGATTTAGTTCTTGTAATACTAGGAACATCTCCAATAGTTCTAGCTAACATAGCTAAAGGAGAAAACTTTTCTGCTTTTTGAATTGCTTTTGTAACAGGACCTTGAAAGTATTCAGCAGCTTTTTCACCAAGAACATTTAAATCTTGTCTTCCTTGTTCACTTAAAAAATCACCACCCTTACCTGTATTTGGGTCATAGCTACGAATAGTTATAGCAGAAGTTTGCTCTTCATCATCTCTACTTGGGTCATATCCACCAAACTTTGCACGAGAAGGTCTACCTGTATCTACACTTCTACCTCTAGTAGCAACATCTTGATTAAACATTTCTGCAAGTTCTGCATCTGCATCATCATCGTCATATGCCCCACCATCATCTGAGCTAGAACTAGAAGAAGAACTACTGCTGCTTCCTCCACCACCACCTGAACTACCAGATGAAGAAGCTTGACTAGTATTACTAGCACCTGCGTCTTTAGCTTCTTGTTCACCACCACCTTGTAATGACATCAAACCACCCGGACCACTATTAGGTTTACCTTTAAGAGAACCATACAAGTTAGCTTCAAGAAGTATCTTTTGTTCAGCAGGTGTAATATAAGCAAGCTCTGCAACTACATGGTCAGGAGAAGACAACCACTGTTTAGGCACAGTAACTGTTTCTGTATCACCTAAATAGTTAACAATACCACTTACTTTTTTAGGTTTAACCTTTTTATTAAGACGAATATCTTCACCTGAATTAGAGTTAGAACCATAAACAGGAATACCTGCTAAACCTTTTGTGCTTGTCTTTTTCTTTTTCTTGTTTGCCATTATTCTGCTACCTTTCTTAGTGGCTGTCCTGTTAGAGCACCCTCTAATCTTTTAAGTCCTTGAATTAACTCTGGTGGAAACTTTCTTTCTACCAACATATTTTTAATTTGACCTGAGTTTATACTATCAGGTATAAATACTCCTTGACCTTTATCACCTTGAGCTAGTCCATATATTAAGTTAGGGTTAATTTTATATTTACCTTTACCTGTAGAAGCTTTAACTATACCATCAATACCATACTTTGTTTTATATATTTTACCATCTTTTCCCTTTTCATAAAACTCTACATTTCTAAAAACATTAACTTTATCTGACATACGAGCCATAGCTTCTTTTTTAGCCATTTGTGTTTCTACATATTTTTCAAGTATATCATCAACATCTTGTTGTGTAAGTTGTTTATCAGCAACAGTTTTTAAATAAGCAGAAAATTCTTTTGAGGCATTATTTATTTCTTGAGAGTCTTGATAAAGACTATAGCTAACAGACTTATCTAAGTTCATAGTATTATTTCTTATACCTGTTGAAAAGAAAGTTGCTGCATCTTCTTTACGCATAGGAAACCCTGCAGCAGTTTGACCACGACCTTCTCCACGTAACATTTCAGACTGTTTAGCATTAAGATATTTTTGACCTGCTTTAATACTTCCCGGAATACCTACAGACAAAAGACCCTTTACTCTTTCTTCAGTACTAAGCTCATTACCTTCTGCATCTACACCACGATAAGCATTAATAACTGCTTCAGTTAAAAACTTTTCTGATACAAAAGGTGAGTACAATTCAGCTATTGCATCAGGCAAAGCATCATCTAATTCTCTTTGTGTAATGTCTTCTCCTGCAAGTATACGAGCAATAATTGCACGAGTAGGTCCTTTAATATATTGCATAGAATCTAATGTACCAGAATCAATAAACCTTGTCATAATTTCACCTGTAACAGGGTCTTTGTAAAAAGGTTGAGTAAATACTTTTTCTGTATTTTTTTGATAGTCAGGCACAGTTAAATTAACGGCACGGATTTCATTTTCAGATATGCCATTTTGACTGTTGTTGTTTCTAATTGCATACTCAATACCTGCAGTTGTTGCTCCTAAACCTGCAAGCCTACGCATACCAATTTTTATTAACTCAGGATTATTTGTTCGTTTACCTTCTGCAATATCTCTTGCTCCCTGCATAAGAATATTCTTAGTTGTTCGTACCATTTCTGCAGGAAATGTTGCATATGTACCAAAGGGTAAACGAGCTAATGCACGTACTACAGGAGCAGCAGTAGTATAAGAAGGCATAGTATTACGAACTGTTTCAGTTGCTTTATTAAATATCTCTTCGTCTGCTAAATTTGGAAATGCTTTTTTATATGCATTATATTCTGCTTGAAAAGCAACAATCTTTCCGTAGTCATCTACTCCGCCATACACTGCAGACATTCCTCTGAAGGGAGCTTTAATTGCTTTAGTAATAGCACCTTCTACACCTTCTGCACCATCACCAAATCTATCAATATTCTTTTTAATATTTTCTGCAACAACACTAGAATCAATAATACCTCTATTTTTTAATGCTTGTAAAAATTTAAGAGTTTCTTCATCTCCTTTTGCAGCTTTTTCATACATAGCTTTAGCAGAATTAATAGCTTCTTTAACAACTCTTGGGCGATATAATACACCATTCATAGCTAACTGTTGTACCATACCATATGTATTAACTAAGTGAGCAGTATGGTCAAACACTGTTTCCATAGCCTGACCAACAGCAGCAGGTTTAGCAAAGATATTTAACCATCCCTTACCTACTGGGTTGTCTACACCAAAAGTATCAATACCTTTTTCAAGCATATCACTAAATTGTTTTGTTGTGACAAACTTGTTTAGCCCTACGGCTTCTCCACCTGCACCAAAAGCACCCAATTCTTTTTGAGCAAGAGATTCTAAAGACTCTCTTACATCTAAACCAGAAGGAGTTATTTCTGCTTTACGTAAAAATGTTGCAGTTTCTTCAGGTAAAAAAGGTAATAGACCTTTTATTTTAACATCTTTGCCTACATTCTGTTCAGCAAAGTTTTTAATATCTTTAATATAATTTGCTTTAGCAATTAGTTTGTTTTGGTTAGTCATGGTTTCTGTAAAGTTTCTTACAGGGTCTTTAACCTCACCAAGTAATTCTAGTATAGGTCTATCAAGGTCTTTTCTACCACGAAGAATTTTAGCTGCAGGACCGCCAGTACCATTAGAAATTAACTCAGACAATACATTAAAAGACGTGTCCTTTTTACCTCGGTCTACCAAGTTCATAATTAATCCATTAATTTGTTCAGAAGACAAACTAGGATTGTTTTTTGCTAAATGTATTTGTGCATTACGAACAGCAGACAACACATCAGCATTGTGCGGTGTATCTGATAGTTCATTTTTAATTGCTTTAGCTATATTTTTAGACCATTTAGGATTTGTAGAAAATTCAAATGTTCTGGTAAGATATGCACCACCTGTGTCAGGGTCTATTACTGCACGAAGTTTATTATCATCTGGTAAATTTAATGCATCTAAAATTCTTCTTGAATTATTATCAATCTTAGTACGCATACGCATTACTTGCTTTATTATATTTTCAGGTATCTGTGCCATTTCCTGTGCAGATAATGTTTCTCCTGTAAGAAGACGATTAACAAGCTGCTTATCTACATCAGAATTTTTTAATGCTTTTTCTAAAGCTCTAGCTTCTTTTTGTATAAGAGCAGAAGAAGCTTGAACAAACTGATTTTTTCTTATTACAGAATCAAATATAGGTTTAGGCAAACCTGCAGTAGAAGTTAAGGCTCTACCTAACTTAGTATTAATCTTAGCTACTGCTTGACTAATTTGACCACGTTGATTAAATATACCGGGAGATGTCTCTTCTACAGTTGCTCTTGTGGCAGTAGCTGTAGGTGTACGTGTAATAGGAGTAGTAATGCCTTCATTACGTACAGCATTAAACTTACCTAATAATCTTCTACTTCCACCTTTTAATAACTTAAAAGCAATTGCAGCAGGTATAGCAATAATACCACCAGCAATTGCAGAGTCTACTATTTGTTTTAGTCTACGTTCTGCTACACCGTCATCAGGGTCAATAGCTAATTGCTGTAAAACTTCTTCGCTTTCTGGAACAAGTGCAGCAAACTCTGTTACAAATGTTTCGTCTTCTCCACGAGACAATACATCTGCACCTATACCAATACCTGTACCTTTTGCTAACCTACCTGCTCTTGTTTTAGGTTTAATAAACTTTGTAGCCTTTGTTAGACCAGCAGCAGGAACAGCATAAGAACCTATCTCAGCAGCTACATCTTCACCTAAATTTACACGAGGGTCAAATGTTTCTTTAGCTGCATAAGTTATTTCTGTAGGTAGTGTTTCGTCAAGAAAGTTTGCTGCATCTTGGAAAGCTCCTTCTACAGTTTTTCTTGTTTCCTTACCACCAATAAATTCTATTACATCACCACCTACTTGACCTACATCTTCTGCTGCTTTACCAACCGCAGAGCCTACAATTTTACCAAGGTCAAATGTGGTATCTTCTGTAAGAGTACCTTCTTTCTTTCTACGTTCATACTCTTTGTCTACAGACATAAACTGATTAAAGTTAATACCCTGTGCTTCCAAAAGCTCTTTCAATTGAGCTTTGGTTTTAATATTACCAGCAGTTATTTCTGATTCTACACTTTGTTTTAAGTTATAAAACTCTTGTGTATTAGGAGCAATAGCCATTTATTATTCTAATCCTTGAATTAACTCGTCAGCTTTTTTACCTGTTTCAGTTTCTGTTACATCATTGCTTTCAGATGCACCAGCACCACCACCTATATCAGAAACTTTAGGTCCAATTGTAATTGTTCTTTGAGCACCTTTAAAGCCGCCTGTTTCAAATGCAGACAAAGCATCTTCTAAAAGTTGTGCAGCTTCTTGTGCTTGAGCAGCACTACCTTCATAAGATTGTGTTTGTTCATTCCATGTTACACCTGCTCTTGCAGCAGACTGACGTGCTAAAGCATTATATGTTGTAGCATCTATCGTGTTTGCACCCGTAGCTTCAATAATATCTCCAAGAGAAGATGCTTGAAGTTGTTGTAACTTAATAGCTGCTTCTGCTTGAGTTAGTTTTCCAGAAGCTAAATCTGCTTCAATCTGATCTAATGCACCTTGTACTGCTTGCTTTTGCTCACCTGCATACATTGCAGCTTCAGCAATCTGACCAGCCATTCCTTTTTCAGGGTCTGCTGAAGCATACCCCAATAGTAAATCAGATATATATTTAGCAGGTCCTGCTTGTTTTTCTAACCTAGCTTTTTTTTCTTCTGCTAAACGCTGCTGTTCTTGTGAAGTTTCTTCTAATTGTTTTTGATAATCAGACAAACCTGTTTGCATTTTTAATAAAGATTCTAATAAAGCAGCTTTAGGACTTGCTACCTGTTGAGTTGTATCTTCTTCAGAACCTACAGTTGCACCTTCAGATAGTCTATTTACCATTCCTGATAAACCGCCTTGTGAACGGAAAGCCACATGACCACCTTCTTTAAATACACCAAAGCCACTTGGACCTAAAATGCTACCTGCTGCACCCAAAACACCTGCAAGGTTTTGTGCAGAAGAAGGTTTAGCTACAGGTTGATATCTTGAAAAGCCTTGTAGAGGCATTTGATATACAGTAGATTGATATTGACCAAGAGCTTCATATGGGAAGTTTAACTGTCTTTCATATTCTTGTCTTGCAATATCAAGTCCTGCTTGTGACATACCACGCTGTGCTTCACCTACACCTGCAAGAGCAGATAGTTCAGTCATAGCTTGTTGCGGTACTGCCTGACCTAATTGCATTAATCCGCTTGCTGCCCCTCTTTCTCTACCTATCTGTTCACCAAAAGCTTTTTGAGCTTGTTCAAATGCACGTTGTGAACCACGAGTTTGAATATCACCTAACTGTTGTGATTGATTACGTAATGTTTCAGCTTCAAGGATTGCTTGGCGTGAACCACCATAACCACCTGCACCTGCAGCTTGAGCACCAATTTGTTGCATTTGTTGTGGGAAGTAACGAGAAGCTTCACGTTTTTCAACGTCTACTACTGCTTGCTGATAAGGAGACATATAAGTAGCAGCTTCAGTAGGAGTAAATTGTCGTGCTGCACCCATTGTTAAAGCAGTAGCAGGATTAAAGTATTGCTGACCTGTACCTACAAGTCCTGCAATGCCACGCATGGCTGCTTGTTCTTCGGGAGCAAACCCTGCAATCTGAGGACCTTGATAAGTCTGATACCCTGCAGCTTTCTGCTGCTGGTATATTTTACCTGCTTCTCCTAGAATTTCTTTTAGGCCAGATTTATAATCCTCTGGTGGTGTGTATTGTGCAACCATTAGGCTAACTCCCTTAACATTTTGTCTCCGTCAATTTCTTTAATTTGTTTGCGTGTTCCTGTTGACTCTTCACGAACATCACCTAAAAACTTATCTAACTTTTCTGCACCTGAATCAGATGAACCATTACCAAGATTAGATACTACATCAGCAGGTATTACATATTCATCTCTGCTAAGAAGTGCTTTATCAATAACTGGGTCACCCTTAACTTTAAATAAAATATCATCAGACATGCCGTCCATAGAACCACCACCACGTTTTACGTCTAACATTCCTTCAAATGGACGTTTACCCCCTGCAAGTGCTGCAATTCCACTAGGTTGTTGAAAATTTCCTTCGTTTAAAGGTTGCTGAGTAGGCATCTGCATAGGCTCATTAGGAATCATACCCGGCATAGGCACTTGTGGCTGTACGGGCATTGTAGGCTCAGGAATAGGTGGTTCGTTATATTCGGATATTTTATTACGTCCAAAGTTTATTAATTCCTGCATTGCCTCTTTACCAGATATATCTTGATTAATAAGTCCTGCTAAACCACTCATTGCTTCTTCTAAATTAAAAGCTTCAGGCAATCCTGTCATAGGGTTAGATGTAAGTTTACCCATTGACCGCAACATATTTATTTCTGGCTTAGACATATGTATTAGTTCTGTATCACCCATACGTCCTTTCATGGCAAGTAAGTTTGCTATGCCACTTTGAGGTGCTTGTCTATTTGTAAAATATGCCATTATGTGTTTACCTTATTTGGTGTCATATAGTTTGATTGTGCTTTTGTCATATCTGCTTGGAAGTTACTGCTTTTATTATACAACGAACCAAGGTTATATGCCATACCTTGTACAGTTTTTGTACCAAAATAGTCAGTTGTTATAGTAGTTCCACTATTAACATTACTAATATATGTACTATTATTAATTAAATTAAAATATTCTTGTTTATTCATCAGTTTAAATTTACCCACCCTGTGCTACTTACATATCCTTTAAATTTTTCTTCACCTAAAGAAAAAGCAATATCTCCCGGAGAAGGTCTACCTATTTCAGTAACAGTAACTACACTGTATATTTTATTTGTAGGTCTACTATTTATTTCTTCATCTCTAACATCAAGTTCAAAAGTTAATGTATCTGTGTATTGTTGTAACTCAGTATAAATTTGCACAGCATCCATAGTTTTTGCCGTAGAATAATTAGGAAGTTTAGGATAATTAGGCATTACCGTTCACCATCTGGTTGTACATTAGCTCTTACCTTACCCCAACGCCACGAACTATCTGAACTGGCAGACACAATAATCTCTGCTTGTCTTCCTCTACCCCTTAAATCAATTTTCTTTGTAGAACTATTAATCGTAAAAGGACCTTTTGTAGTTACTGTTCCATTAGGATATTCTTGGAAGTTAATAGAAAATTGAATATTACCATTATTAGTAAATTTATAATCAGGTATAATTCGGTCTACAAATAATATTTTATCTCCATCTTCAATATCAAAAGATGCAGATTCAATAAAAGAAGAAAGTATTTTACCGTCACCTGTATATACATTATCAGGTTCATTGTTCCAAACATAATTATCTGCTGTAGCAGAAACTTTACCAGTTGCTATGGTATTATCAAAAATACTACGGTCAGCAAATGTACTATAGAAAGATGTACCAAACACCCATGTATTTTCTGCAACATTATATATTACATATGAATCTGGTTCTTGAGAAGTTGCAGAAGGATATAACCAAATAATTTCTCTAAACTCAGAGTTCACTCCTGCAAATACTTTATCTTTATTTACCATATTAAAACTATCAAAAAGATACCTACGTACAGTACAATCTAGTTCTCTTACTCTACCATCAAAAGCATAGAAGTTATTATCACCCATCCAGAAAGACACACCATCTACATCTATAGCTGCATGAGGGCCAATTAAACCACAGTTAGTACCTACATTTTGAAAATTAAAGATAAAAGGTGGACCTGAAAAAGACTGAACAAACATTGCATTGTCTGTCCAAATATGAATACCATTACGAGAACGAACTGCTCCCATAATTTTAGTACCACCAGTAAGTACAACTTCACCTGATGTGCTAGAAATAGAAGGTGTCCAGTTATTATAATTTTCTTGGTCTGACCAACGAACAAGCATAGGATTGTATTCACCAGTTCCAAATTCATTGCAACCAAAAGAAATAAGATGTCTATCATTAGGCGAAACTTTAATATAATTATTAACAGAAGGAGAAGCAGACACAACTACTGCACGTTCTGGTGTTACAGAAGCATCTACATCAAGATGATATATTCTACCACCACGTCTACAAGCTACTAAGTCTTCACCCCAATTATCTAAAGTCCATTGAGAATTGAGAAAAGTAATAGCACCTGCAGAAGCAGGTCTATTCCATGCTCTACCCCCAGTGGTAGATGTTCCAGCATTATATACACCTGCTCCATAACCAGTTCCCTGTACAGGAACAGTTCCTTCTACATTAAGAATAAATTCTAAATCTGCAGTTCCACCGTCTGTATAGGTAGCTGCTGCAGAAGTTGTAGCAGAAATAGTAAAAGCATTAAGTCCTGCTACTGCTACTACAGAATACTCACCAGATAAAATAATACCACTGTTACCAATAGAAGTAGCAGAGGTAATAAATATTCTATCATTAACAGATACACCATGATTAGTAATACTAATACTAACAAGTGGTGAATTTATTTGTGTACTCATTACACTTGTTAAAGCCATTGCAGAAACAAAAGGAGTTACATCAAATAATTCTGAAGATTGTACAGCATAAAGAAATTTTTCTGTACCAAAAGACATAAGTTTTTTAGTGTCATTATCTGACCAAGTTAGCAAATCACGAGCAATACCAGTATAACTATCTGATATTGCCTTTGTGTAACCTCTTAAATTTTCTGGCTTACCTTCTCTAAAACGTACTCTATTTCCATCAAACCACTTACCTCTTTCAGAGTATTGAGTAGATTCTCTATGGAAACCGGGTTCAAAATTAAGAGTAGTAAGTCTTCCTGCTGTAGAAGCCATAACCTACCTTTTCATGTCTTGAATTGCTACCATGTCAATAAATGCAGATGTAACACTGGCAGATACTTCTACACTACGTACAGAGTATGCAAGTAAGTCTACTGCACTAATAGATGTTGTAATTGTTGGAACTGTACCATTATTAAATTTAAAATCATTAGCAAATGAAAGTGTTTTGCTACCAGCAGTTCCATCTTGAATTACATAAATAATACCTTGTTGCCCTACGTTAATATTGTCTGGTTGTCTTAATGTACTATCTGCACTTACTTGGAATACAAAGTTATTACCTGCTTGCATATTAATTGCAAAAATACTTGTATCCGAAACCGCAATAGTTACAAGAGGTGAAAAGGCATAACCTGCACTTACTTTAATTTGACTATTAAATTCGTTATCTGCACCAATAGTATTTAAATAACCAATACTTGTATTTACATAACGAATATCAGTAGTTGATAAAGCTATTAATTTAGGGTCAACCGTAGTTGTATTTGCAATAAAGGTTAAATTACCTGTTGCAGTTACAGAAGTAATAGGGTCAACAGTAGTTGTTTGTATTTCACCTATACTTGTAAGTACATCTCTATCTACTGAATCTCCAAAACCTAAACCCTTTGCATCAAGACCACGTACATTAACACCATCAGACATAATAACAAAAGTAGATGTACCTGATATTGAAGTAGGTACAGTAAATCCTGTGGCGGTTGCTCCTGAATTAATAATACGTAAAGTGCCTGTTGCAGAAGAGTTAACTACTTCATTTTGAATAATATAAAATTTAGATTGAGCAGGAATAACAATGTTTGCAGCAGAAGCACTAACAACATATCCTTGAAGTTCCAATACTGCAGAACGAGCTTCATCTGCATTACCATTATTTGTTGTAAGAGGATTGTCATTAACAAGCTGAACACCTGCTGTACCAATAGTGGTATATGCGCCAATTGCGTCATCAAGCAAGTCAATGACGTTTTGGTTAAGGATATCACCCCAAGAGTTAGGGTTTTCACCGTCTGCTTGTTTTTCTAAACGTATTCTACTGGTATATGAAGATGCCATCTTATTTCCTTATAAATTTATATTATGTTAATTATATAATAAAATTACCTATTAGACAAGATTTTGTCTAACTTATCCTCTACTCTATGTAAGGCTTCCATAACCCTGTCCATATCGTCTTTTAATTCATTACGAGTTGCATAGTCTTCTCTTGTTCTGTTTAGTAATATTTCTAATCTTTTAGTTTCTGTTGAAATATTATTAGCCCACCATGCACCACCTGCAACAATAATGCCTAAAAGAATATCTATAAGGTTTGCCATTTCCATTTTATATCTCTTCAGGCCAATCATTAATAGGTGCAACTATTTGATTACCTTCTGCATCTTCTGTATATTGATGCAATGCTAAAAAGGCATTATGGTCTGTAACAGAATCTATAGCTGCTTCAATATCATTAGATGCAGTACGTACAGCAGCACGATATGTTAGGATATTAGAAGGTACACTATAGCTAGAAACCTCTGCCGCCTTCACTACCATCCAATCAGTCGGGGCTAGTAAGTTGCCAGCACGTTCTTTAGTTATTGCTTTCCACTGGCTTTTAAGCCCCAGAGTTACTAGCTGGTTACCATTAATGCCTAGGATAGGATTACCATCCTCGTCCACTTCATTAACATCGTTAATGTTTTTAGGCGTGTTAGCATCCCACCAAAACCTATTATCGTAAGGTGCTGGGTCTGCTTCCCATACTAATCCTTTAGATGCTTTTTCTTCATCTGACCAAATACCCCAGTTAGTAGGATGTTGAATACCATTATTATCAACCCATGCTCTACCAAGTTTAATAGTTTTATGTCCATATTTCCATGTCATGTTTTATTATCTCCTATCGGGCGTTGGCTGATTTGAATGGTGACTCTGCAAAGGCGAGGAATATAAAGGTTTGCCCAGAGCCATTTGCAACAGCGGATGAGGTCCTTAACTTAAAGCCGTTAGATGTAAAGTCTAAAATGTTGGACGTTCCCTCTGCACTACTAAGGTTTGCATATAGTTGGTCATTGTCCACATTGTAGCCCTCACGTTTATTGTCAAACATCCACCAGTGTTGAACCGCACCAGTAGCCGCTTTCAGCATAACCCATGCTGGCCTAAACCCACAGTGTACAAACGTGCCGTCTGACGAGCCATTGCCCGTGTATGAGCCTACCTTGCTGTAGCCCTCAACCTCTGAGAAAAGATACGCTACATAATCAGACCCAGACCCGTTTACAGTTGAGTTAGCCCCTACGTCAAAAGTAGTCGTGCTGGACTGAGTTGTTGTATTTGTACTGTCCCAAGCTGGAACAACAGAAGGACCACTCAAGGCATTAGTCAAATCAAGAAACATATATTTGCCGTTGCCGCTTGTAACAGACCTGTGCCAGACAAGCCAGTTTCCAGTTGTAGACCTTTTCTTTACGATAATCATGTCAGGAGCAGCACCAAGCCCATGCCCTATTGTTTGGTCAGTAGTTCCATTGCCAGTGTAAGTCACCACACTAAACCCTGCATCCTGCTTTGCGCTGACTTGGCTATTGATATCCCCGTCTGTATTACTAACCGCAGTACCGCCAGCCAGCCAGTTCCATGCAACATAGTTAAACCCGCCATTAACTGTAGCTGAGTTTCCTAATGTAAATCCATCACTATCAAAGCTAGTAACCCTGTCAGTGTTAGTTGTCTCTGCGGATGTTCCAGTGCTGTCTAAGTATTTTGTAACACCCCGAACAGAATCAACAAGCCTGTGACCAGAAGCACCGTTGCGAAGTTTAATCCATGTCCAATCGCTTTGAAAATTTACACCAGTTATTGCGTGGCCTGTTGTATTGTTGCCAGCATACAGCACAGTATTGAAATATTCGTCTGGCAAAGTAATGGTAGCGGCTGGCAGATTGCTAGTTGACAACGCAAGGAAACCTGAAGGTGGTGCATAGTAGAAGTCACCTACACCATTATCGTCTGTATTGCCTTGCGGTGCTTCATTGCCAGCAAAGGAACTGTCCTGACCGAAGTTGGCTATAGAACCACTTGTCCACAAACTTTCTGCAGGAGCGTATGTCCCAGAAATTCCTGTAAACGCTACACCCTGACTTACATTGTTTTTATAAAACTCTATAGTTCCAGCATCTAAATCCAATGCTACCCCTATAATATCTCCAGCCGCCCACTGGTCACCATAACTGGTAGCTACATTATTATTGTATTTAAACCCAGCAGACCCACTTGATGCCCAATTATAATAACTGTAACTATCTGCTGTACTACCTACAAAGTTTGTATAAGTCCCGAAACTATCAGCAACAATGCCTACCATGTGATAGTCATTATCTGTATTTCTAGTTTCCCAATACCACTTTCCACTTGAAACATAGAAAGTTGCTGATGTAGTACGCCAAGCGGCTGAACTATAAACCGCTTTTAAGTTCCCCTCACTTAGCACTAATGCTGTATTTAAAACGCTGTTATATGTAGCAAAGTTACCGCCACTCACAGGGGCATCCAGCACTACATCAGTATTGGTCAAGGCATAGGGTGTCCAATCGTTGTTGTTGCCAGAAGTATCACCAAAAAAAGTGGCGTTACGAGTTTCGGCAAAGGCCATGTAAATCCATGTTGATCCGCTATTGTTATAGCTACCATCTGCAAAAGAAAACCCTGTACTGCTAAACCTCAACCCATCAACAGTGCTTTCAACGGCACTAGAGTTAGGACGCAACCGACTATCTTTAGCGGTGTCAACGTCACGGGTATTATCAAGTATAGCCCAATCAGAAGTATCGTCAATACGTTTCACCATTACAAATGCTGGCTCGAAACCTGTCGTTACAGCATTGCCAGCAGAGCCTGTACCGCTATAAGTGCCGAATGACGAGTAGCCTGAGACTGAGTGGAAACAGTACATAATCATGTCATCGTTAGAGCCGTTGGTATAACCAGACGTTCCTAGTGTGAGCAAGCTGGATGTCGGGGCGGTATCATTCCAAGGTGTATTTGAATCAGATACTGCGCTAGTCAGGTTAAGAAATATTCGCTTTTGCTCTGGATTAGATGCGTCTAAATCTTTGTGATAAACAAGCCAGTTATTAGCATCATCCCTATTTTTTGAGATTATCATTTCTGGTGTGCTGGTGAGGCCATGCCCTACTGTAGCCCCAGCAGTCGCATTTCCAACAAAGGATGTTATGCTGAAGCCCTTTGCGGTATTCGCTTTAACACGGCTGGTAATAGTGCCATCAGTGTTTACTGGTGATATCAAGTCCTGACCGCCAGCAAAGGCCATATAGATATATGTACCGCCAGAGGCGTTAAAACCATTATCTGATGTTTTAAGCTGAAAATCTGAAGCATTAAAGTCAATATCATTTCCTGTTAGTTCTTGACCAGAATCATTTGGAAATAAACCTTTATCCGCAGGGTTAAAAGGACTACGGGTAGTGTCATAAATAATCCAATTATCTGCAGTATCAGTACGTTTAATCATGACGAAAGCAGGTCTAAATCCTGTTGATACTACAGGGCCAGTTGTAGAACCATTACCTGTATAAGACCCGAAGGACGAGTAGCCTGAGACTGAATGGAACGAGTAAGCGACATGATCACGAGCAGAGCCATTGACACCACCACCACCTGTCACTGTAAAGGTAGTGCTACTAACAGCCTTAACTCTGTCATCTGCTGTTTCTGCGAAATTGGCATCAAGATACAAGGTGTTTGAGGCGTAACTAATATCCTTGTGCATCACTCGCCAAGACGCAGAGTTTGTTCTGTCTTTGACAATGACCATATCTGGAGATTGTGACAGCCCATGCCCAATAGTTGCGCCATCCGTAGCATTGCCTGTATAGGTGGCTATAGAAAAACCCTGTGTGGTATTCGCCTTGACCGAGCTAGTAATACTGCCATTAGTATTGCTTGCGGCAGAACTAGAGCCAGCATCCCAGCACCATGCGACATAGTCGTTACCATTTGTGAAATTTACATCTGGCCCTGCATCATTGTTAGCTCCTAAAGTAAATCCATTAGAATCAAAAGAAGTAAGACTATCTGTTTGTGTTTGTTCAACGGCAGAATCATCGGATTTTAAAGATTTTCCAGCACCTCTTACAGAATCAAAAAGACCATGATTTGAGGTGGCATCTCTTTCCTTTATCCACACGAAATCCGGCTCAAAGCCCAAACCATTAATGGACTGTGTAGCGCCATTGCCAAGATAGTTTACAGCAGCAAATCCTGTAGAAGCTAAGTTATCACCAGCATCCCAGCACCATCCAACCATAGTGTCATTATTGCCACCAACCCTGTCATTTGTGCCTTTAGTAAATCCACTGGAATTGAACGATACTAAATCATCAGCAGAATTTGTCTCAGCGTCAGTAGAATCTGACTTTAGGGTTTTTCCAGTTCCACGAACAGAATCAGTTAACACATGACTATCTGCTTCATTTCTACCTTTTAGCCATACAAAATCTGGTTCAAAGCCTACGCCATCAATAGCCTGTATAGCGCCATTGCCAGTATAGGTTACAGCCGAAAACCCTTCAGCCTCAGTGGTCTGTTTAAACGGAAGGTAGAACCCGTTTGTCCCGAATGTTAATGACTGTATAACTGTGTCAGCTTTAGGTTTCCACAGTGTATCAGAATACTCACCAAAGCTAGTTGGGTCTAGGGCTTGCCCATCAATAAAAGTTACGTTGGCAAAGTAACCATCAAAGTAATCTCTGCTATCACCAAACCATGCGCCATAGTTTTTGCCAAAGTAGCCAGTTACTCCAGACGTATTCCATGCAATAGTGTCGTTCAGAGTCACAGCATTTGTGGAGGTTGTCTGACGCACTCCATTTACATAAGTAATAAACCTATCATCTGCAGTTGCGTTTGCAGAGTCAAATACTTGCACGATGTGATACCAAGCTGACGGGTCACGGAACACAGCGTTTGTGACGTGGTTTCTGCCACTTGATATGTATGCTTCAATATCATCAGGATAAAATGCTACAAAGAATGTCTCACCACCACCGTTTGCCGCCCCATAGATAGCATGTTCTCTGCCTATCTCACCACGCTTGCACCAGAAACTCATAGTCCACTTTATTTGATTAGTGGGTGTACCAAATTCAAATGAAAAATATGGACTATCATCATCCTCAAAACGAATGGATTGGCCTGTAACATCTCCTATTACACCTTGTGCAAGAAAAAATGGACTACTAACTAATGACATATTTTATAACTCCAAATTAATTAAGATAAGGCTAGAGAAGGTGAGCCAAGAAGAACTGTACCTGTTACTTGTACAAAATAAGGTACAACATCTACTGAACCTGCTGCTGTTGAAAGTGTAATACTTCCGCCTACTGTTTTATATTCACTACCTACTGATAATGTTCTAGTACCTGTGCTGTCTTGTATAAATACAAATGTACCCCCCATACCTCCTGCTTCTGTTGTAGGATTACCTAATGTTAAATTGCCATCTAACGTCCAAACAAAATTAGTATATGAACCAAAGTCAGGAGTAGTTGTTGCATTTGCAGATACAGTTTGTGTAGCTGCAATTACTCCACCAGTTAAAGTTCCACCTGCTAAAGGAAGATGATTACCAATACTTGTTGCCATAGTAGCTGATAAGTTTGTTATAACTGTATTAATAGATGTAATAGCTAAAGTTCTATTATTAATACTTGTTGCTACTGTTGCAGATAAATTATCTACTACAGTATTAATAGATGTTATTGCATTTATATTGGTTGTAATATTAGTATTACTATTATTTATACTTGTTGCTAATGTAGAAGATAAATTTGCAATAACAGTATTAATAGATGTAATAGCAGAAGAATTATCTGCATTAGCAATTGATGTAGCTAATGTTGCAGATAAATTTGTAATATAAGTATTAATAGAAGTTATAGCTGTTGTTCTATTATTAATAGATGTAGCCATAGTTGCAGATAAATTACCTACTACAGTATTAATAGATGTAATAGCATTAGTATTTGTTGTAATATTAGTATTACTATTGTTAATGCTAGTTGCCATAGTTGCAGATAAATTACCTACTACAGTATTAATAGATGTTATTGCGGCTGCATTGACTGATGTAAGAGCACTTACTCCTGCAACAACACTATTAATAGAAGTAATAGCATTAGTGTTTGTTGTAATATTTGTATTAGAATTATTAATAGAAGTTGCCATAGTTGCAGAAAGACTTGCAACTGTAGCAGACATTGCAACATTATCACCGCCTATAACAAATGATGTCGCACTAACAACACCAAATGTTTGATTTGTATTAAGAGCAACTGTACCTGAACCAGTAATATTAGTTGTTGTTACATTATTTTCTGTTAAATGTATTCCAGTTCCTGCCTTAACTGCAGTCATAGTACCTGCACCTGCAAGACCAGTAATGTTAGAGCCATCTCCATATAAGAATGTTGCACTAACAATACTTGTTGTAATGTTGTCTACAGTAAGGTTACCTGAAATACTTGTTGAACCTGATACACCAAAGTTACCACCTACTTTTAAATTACCACCTATAGATGTATTTCCTGCAATAGAAACTGTACCTGAAATATTTGTATTACCAGCTATTGCCATAGTACCTGAAACAGATACATTATTTTCTACATAAAGAGAAGAACCAGAAAGAGTGCCACCAATAAATGCATTAGCAGAAATGGTTGTTGTGGCAGTTACATCTGTAATGCGACCTTGTGCATCTACAGTAATTGTATTCATAGGTCCATAAGAACCTGCAGAAACAGAAGTATCTGCTATAGCAAATGTAGGATTACCTGCAGTACCGTCTGCATTAGTAATTGTTACACCTGTAGAAGCAGTTAATGTTCTACCAAATTTTGTACTACCATCTTCTGCAACAATACCATTTACTAAAGAAGAACCTGCGGCTGCTGCATTAAGACCAGAAACATTAGTAGTAAGTGTTACACCATTATATTGAAAGCTACCATTAATATTAACAGTATTTTGAGAAAGCTGTAAAGGTGTAGAATTGCCATTACCATCACGTACAGTAATAGGTGTACCTGTTGGAACACCTGCATTATTGTTATTCATTTGAAGCAAATCAAGATATGAATTTGCTATTTGTTTTCCTGTTAAACTCATTATATCAAATTCCAATACTTTAAGTTAGCGTTCCATTGCGAAGTAGCTTGTTGCCACTGTAAGTTTATTCCACCATCACCTTCAGGTCTTGCATCACGAATAAAGTATCTTTCCTCAATTCTTGGTGATTTATTTTGAGGATGGCTTTTTAAATCATACGAACCATCATAATCTTTAGGGCATTGCATCATACCCATACTATTCTTTTTCAATTGGTTTAGTTTATATCTAAAACCACAAGTATCGCAGATAGCTAATACATTTTTTCTTCCTGATGTAGACATTATACCATAACCCTTGGCTTTAAGAAAATACTAACTCGTTCTCTATCTTCATCCATAGCACGTTGTAGTCTTTCTTCATACTCTTGTTTAATCATAGTAATACGTCCTGCTTCTACATTAGGACGTTTCATTGACATATAGTAAGCTAAACCTGCAGTTAAGCACGGAAGAAATCTACGAGATATATCTGCATTTTGAATAGCAGATTTATCTACATCTTCCATATAAGATACTAGTTCTAATTTAATTTCGTCAGTAGAGTTTTCGGGAATGGGCCACAGATGTACAACAGGATTACCACGTTGATGTCTAACTGCATATTGTGTAGTACGTCCTGTTTGGCTTTTATTAGGTATTTTAAGATATTCTTGCATAGATATACGTTCAAGCTGTATGTCTCTATCGTCACGATTATGTACAGCTTCTAATACATCAATCGTTGCAGAAGATAAACTAAAAGTAGTTACACTTGTAGCAAGTGTTACAGTAGAAGTATCAGCAGTCCAAAGCATTACACCACGGTTCTGCCAATCTTGCAGCAATAAATTAATAGACCTACGAGCAGACTTAGGCTCATGCCCAAGAGTTTGTTCACCGCCAATCATTTCTGTTGCTTCTTGGATAACTTCGTCTATATCCATATTGAAGTTATATGTACCTGAAGTAGCCATTATGATTTACCTCTTCTTCCTAAATCTTTTTTCTTGCCTTTATATTTTCCAGAAGTTCTTGCTACTAGGCCTCTCGCTTTTAATCGGGCTAAATTCGTTGCACCAATTCTCATGCCAGAACGATGTCTTTGTAACAGCTCTGTTATTTTTATTTTTGGCTTGGCGTTTGCGTTTTTCTTTTTCTTGGCCTGTTTCTTTTTTCCGGGCTTCATTATTTGTTGCCCAACGGATGAACGACTTATAGCCATTAATAAAGCCTATTATGTGTACCAACTGAACCACCACTTTTTTTCTTGACAATTTTTTTCTTTTTCTTTACTGTAGTTTTACGTGGGTCATACATAGGACCTTCTTGTGGTTTTTTCTTACCCGGATAGTTAGCTCTACCTACAGACATACCTGCTGATTTTTTTACCATTCCTTGAGTATTAAATTGATGTACTGCATCAGCTAATGTATCTTTATCTATTCCTTTAGTTGGAAAACTAATACCATTCTTTTTTAAAATAGCCTTTAATTGTGCAGCTGTCATTTTATCATACTTAGTAGCCATTATGCTTTCCTTCCTAGTTTCTTATGCTTTTGAGTTTTTGGTGGGCTTTTCTTGCTCCCACTCTTACCAGCCCAAAGAACTTTATCAGCCCAGTAAGCAGCAGATAGTTTACCTTTTTTAATATTCTGAGCATGGCGAGACTTAAATGACTTACGTGCCGTAGAAGAATAGTTATGACCATATCCTTTTTGTCCGAAGTGAATAACTCTAACTGTATCTCCCTCTTTAGCAAGAACCATACCTTTCTTTTCTGGACGTGTTGACTTACGAGGTTTATTAAATCCTGCAAATGTTGTACCACGGTATTCAATCCTTCCTGATGGTAATCTTTTAACTCCGGGATATTTACTTTTGGTAGTCATTACTTTACCTTCCTATACTGTTTGACTTTCTTTGCGACAGTCTTAGGTTGTTTAACGAACTGCTTTCCCTTTGCTGTTCCTTTTCTTTTAGCTGCCGTAGTCTTAGCATATTCTTTTGCGGATAACGCCTTAATTGCCTTGCTGGGGAGATAGCGTTCACCTGTAGCCTTTGAACCTTGTGTAGAGGGTTTACCACTCTTGGTTCTCCACTTTTGTTTTGTCCAAGCCTTTAAGCTCCTTTGTGATTTTTTTAGTGCCATGATAGTTCCTATTATATCATTAAATGTTTATATTTACAATGACTTTAAATAAAAAGCCCACCAAACTAGTACAGCTAAACCAAACAAACCTAAGATAATAAAAGTAGATATTAATATTGTTTGTATTAAATCTTCCATTCTTTTTTTTCTTTCTTGTTCTGCAAGCAGTCTTTGCTTTCTTGCTTGTGCTTGAAACCTAATCCAATCATGCCATAGTCCGGGTCTACCAGTATATATCATTAATTGTTTTAATTCTTCTTCTTGTTGTTTTAACTTTTCAAGATGCATAAACTCTTCTAAATCTGCAGAGCCTGTACGTCTTTTCTTTTTATCTGCTTTCTTACGTAAGCTTTCGGTAGCATTAACATACTCACCTACTTTTCCTGCAACATCTGCAATCTCACGACCATTACTAATAGCCGTTTTAATTACTGCAAATGCAGCATTGGCTGCGGCTATCTCTGCTAACATTTGCTACTCCACAATCTTTACGATGTAATTTTTTCCATCTGGACCTTTATTTATTTCAACTGTTTTATTTTCACAAGAGTATCTTACTGTTCCTGTATCTTTATATAAATTTCTTTCAATAGTACGTTTAGCTTTTAAACATTTAGATAGCTTTTCAAAAGCAGTATGCTCTGCTATACTACCAGAAAGATATAGTATTAATGTAATTGTCTCAGTCACCATCTTTTCCGTTTCTCATTATCTCTAGTCTAGCTTCTATTGCACTAATACGTTTCTCATAAAATTCCAATGTTAGTTTCTGTTGCTGGTCATGTGGTGCTCTACCTTCATCTATCTGTGTTGTTAGTTCGTCTAGCTGGTCAGAAAGATGTTCAATCAACATAAACTGTTCGCTGTCAGCAGGTAAACTGCCCATCTCGCCACGAGGCCATTTAATACGAAACTCTGTGTTTTGCTCTAAGTCAGACTCCATCATAGTAATGTTAGTTTCTATCTGGTTAAGTCGTTCTATTATACCAAAGTATGCCCATGTTGCCAAGGAAGCTGCAGCAACCATACTTATAATATTACGTAAAGGTAATGCTACCTCAGTGTTTTCACTTATACGTGCCATTAATTTTTATAGCCGCCACCTGCTTTTTTGTAAGCAGAAGCTAGCATTTGAGCTTTTCGAGCACTCCACTGACCCGGAGCACCGCCCTTTCCACCTGCTTTAATACGTTCAAATAATCTCTTACGCATAGTAGGTTTAGTATAATTACCTGCTTTGTTTACTGTAGACTTAGGTTTACCACCAGAGGCTAAAGCCCTTACACTTTTTCTAGTGTAAGAGCCTTTTCCTTTTTTAGGTTTTACTACCTTTGGTTGATATAATCTATTAGCTAAAGACTTAGCTACAGGATTACGAGACTTAATAGGTTTTTTCATTTACCTGCCCCTTTTTATTTTTTAGGTCTACGTGCTGCTCCAAAACCTTTTACTTGACGTGCAACCCCAGATTTAATTGAACCACCACCTTTATATTTAGAAGCAAGATTAGGACTTATTCTTTTTTGTACACTTTCTGGTAACTTAGAAAATCCTTTATACTTAGAAGGTGGAGTTTTCTTTGACTTTGGTTTTGTTTTAGGCATAGGCATTTTTTCAAGTGTAGGGTTACCACCCTTTTTCTTTTTAACAGTACCAGTCAAAAGACTTTTAGCTTGCTTGGTTGTCATACCCTTTGGAATTTCATAGGTAGATTTTTTACCATCGACAGTAATACTCACAAGCTTTTGTGTCTTTGAGTTATAACCACCATCAAACTTTTTAGGCATAATCATTTTACCCGGAGTAGCTTTAATTTGATTACCCCGTGGGTCTACACCCTCAGAAGGTTTAGCAAACTTACGACCCGGACCACCCTCTTTAGTTTTAGGACGTGGTTTAGGTCCAGTAACTGCACCAGATTTCTTTTGTCCTTTATTACCAAATAATGCTCCTAATGTTATAGCAGTAGTTGCGCCACCTATTCTAGCTGCTCTTCCCCGAGTCATAGGCTTTGTACTCTTCTTAGGAGGCTGTGTAGTAATTTTAGTACGTGGTTTAGCCGCAGATGCACTTGGCTTAGATGCAGCTACACTAGGTTTTACAACTCTAGGTTTAGGCTTCATTGAAGGACTAGGCTTAGATAGTTTAACAGTTTGTCCACCCATGTCAGACAAAGCACTTCTTTGTTGAGAAGTTACACCAGACTTAGGTTTAACAACTTTAGTTGAAGGTCTTAAAGTAGACCTACCCTTAGATTTAATTTGATTTACATTAGTAATTGTTGAAGGATTTTTATTAATCCTATCTGCTGTAACTTTATTTACAGGTTTAGCTCCTTTTTGGGTAAGAAACTTTTTAATATACGGAGATGTTGCTTTATAAATTTCACCCCCTAATTTAAATAGTGTTGATGCTGCCATTGTTTTACTCCTTAATATAATCTATTGTGGCCTGACTGTATAGTTTTCTTTTTAGCTTTAGAAACCTTACCGCCTTTTTTCATACCACCTAATTTAACACCCATTTCAACAAGGTCTGCTATATCCATAATACCTGCAGGACTTGCTCCGTATAAGGCCATTCCTTTTTCAACTATGCCACGAACCTTACCTTTTTTCTTTGTTTTATTCTTGTTACCAAACATTATTTCATAGCCTTTCCATAACCACGTAATGCTTTACCACAACCACGAGGTCCTTTAGATTTAATTTGTTTACCTGATTTATACATACCTACTTTACCACCTGCTTTTCTACCTACAGATGTATTAGCTACACTATACGTATCTGGTTTGCCAGTACCAAAAGACTTCATAATGTCATCAAAAGATTTTTTATCAAACCCTCTTTCTCTTTGAGTCTTAAAAGGATAACCTTGATTCTTAGCAGTCTTCATTCGTTGAATGATGGATGCTCTAGCTTTCTTTTGTTTAGCTGTTTTAGGCTTATACATAATATCGGCTAGTTGAGAATTTGTATAACCTCGTGCAAACTGTTTACGAATAAACTCTAGCTTTTCACCTTTAGACATAGATTGGTAAGCTTTACGTTTTATTTCACTAGCTTCTTTACCTGTTTTACCTTTAGTGTCTATACCGCCACCTTTTGCTGGTAAAGTTTCATTTGCACCTTCATATAGGTATTTATTTTTCTTTGTGCCAGTAGGACCAGACTCAGCAATAATTGTATCAATACCGCCTTTTTGTTTAATAACACGTTCTCCTTCAGGAGTAAGTGAAAGAGTACGTGAAGAAACAACAGTTTTAGTTTTACCTTCATTTTTCATTTCTTTTAGTTTTTGAGAAATAAGGTTTTTACGTTCTTTCATTTGCTCTTCAGACAAGCCAGAAAGAAGTCCTTTACGTTTCATTCTTGCAGTATCTTTTCTTGCCATAGACATAACTTTTTGTATTTTAGTTTTACCACTAGCTTGAGCTTTAGTAACTGCTTCTGCAGCAGTAAGTTTACCTTTACTATCTTCTAGTATCTTAATAGCTAATGTTTTTGTAGAACCATCAATATCTTTACTACGAATAGTCTGTGACTTACGTTCAATTGCACGTTCTTGAACAAGGGAAGCTTTAGAAGTTCCTGCTTTTTCTGCAGCTTCTGTTTGCTTTGCTTGGTATGTCTTTTGACGTGCAGCAGATTGTGCTTTACGTTTACCTTTTGTTTTTCGCTTATCTACCTTTGGCCTTCCTTTTTTCTTTGCCAAAGACTTTGCTGCAACTTTAAGTGCTTTACTAATCATTAGTTACTCCCTGCTATAACTGGATTATCTGCACCTGCTTTGCTTGCAGGAGTTTGCATATCATCCCGTCTTGTTCTACGTGCTTGATTTTGTAAGGTTGCTACGGCTTGCATATATCTTTGCTCAAAAAGATTAGATGCATTATAATCTTTTTGGAATATCATTGCCTCTACCATACTAGCATTAAATAAAGCATCATAACAAAAATCTGAAAAATAGTTGTTAGGTGCTGCTGCTGCTAAAGTAGTAGGTCTAGATATATGTACTATCTCTCCATTGAATGTAGAAACAGGAGTAGGTGCAATGAGGACCGTTGTATTGTTTCTACGTGCATAATATTCAGGAGTGCCTGTACTTGCTGATACAGGCCAGTAATCACGTATATATTCATCGGTTCTAGGCAACAAATTAATTCGTGTTGAGTTAGCAATTATATTAAAGTTTTTTAATATTCTTGTTCCTGATGGAAGGGTAACTTGATTAATACCTAAAGGAATTGCAACAGAAGTATAGGATACTAGCCCGTAATCATCAAGGTCACGAGTTAGTCTTTCTTCTGCACGATTAATCATTTTAGGAATATAGTTAGCAAACTCTGTTCCATCATTCTCTGCAGCTTGAGTAATATCGTCTACAAGATAAGAATAATTAGCCATAATAAATTGCTACTGTTGCTGCTGATGTAGGAGCAGAAACTTTAACTGGACCTACCATTCTTACACCAAAATCAGGAATATATATGTCACCTGCATCTACATTAGTTGTACCTACAAATTTAATATTACCACCCCTTAGATTACCATAATCATCTGTTTGAGAACCAGTAATAGTAAAAGTACCCACGCCAGAATAAGTAACACTTTTAATTCGAGTGTCTGAAATAGTAGTGCTAGTTAAGCTATCAAGCAAAGCACCAGAGCCTGTAACGAATGCGTTACGTATATTTGAAGCCATAGAATTTCTCCGATTATTGTTAATTAGTTAATTGTTATTCTATTTATTATATTATACACAAAAAAAGAGGGATATGAAATACCCCTCTTCTCTTTTTTATTTTTTTAAGTTTTTCAGTACTAGCCTGAAGAACCGTAATAACTACGCCAGTCTGAGAAACCAAAGCTATAACGCTCACGAGCTTTAAAGCGAAGGTTACCAGTGTCGAAATCCGGTTCCATCTTTGTCTGCAGAGGAGCACGTACAAACATCTTTGCACCATTAGGACAATCTGTCTTAATGAACCAAGCATCTGTATCTGTGAAACGTCTGTTGACATAGAAGCCACCCGGAATCAAACCTTGATTACGGATTGAGTTAATGTCATTAACATTTGTTGCACCGTTAGCTGCAGTTGTTGGGTTTACGCCAATAGTGGTTGACATCTGACTGTTCAAAATTTGGTCAGCAGTGAATGCCAAATCTGATGGGACGTGCAAAGACTTAGCTTGCAGACCAATCAAGATACCACGATCATCTTTTGCTTTTGAAATCTGAATAAGAGCAGACTCAAGAGCAGCTTCTGACAAGTCAGTAGCACCAAAAGTGTTTGACTGATTACCAGCAGACATCGTTGGATGTGATGCTGAGAAAAATGGTTGACCATCACCACCTGCAAAGGCAGTGTTGAAACCGTTGTTAAATACATCAGCAGCTTTAACCTGCTTAGTATTAGCCATTGCACGGGCTAGACCACGAGCACGAAGCTTGGAGAAGGTATCATAAAGATTATCTTCCATTGCTTCTTCTGTTACGGCAAATGCCAATGCAACAGTTTCGTGTGTATAACGTGCTGTGTAGCTTTCTTGTGCATCATCATAAGTAACCGCAGCACCTTCACCTTTAGTAGGTGCAGTACCGAAGCCTGTGAATAGCACTTCTTCTTCGAATGCACGGTCTGAGTTTTCAGTCTCAAACAATGGTGCGTGTTCGTCTGCTACTTCCCCATACTCCATACCGAATACGGCATTAAGACCGGGGAGAAGCTCTTTTGCAATACTTGCTCTATTAATAGCCATAATTTAATCTCCCTTAACCTAATAGGTACGCAGTAATGGTTGCAGGTGCAGTTACAGCAGCAGTCAAGAAGTTATCTGTGTGTTGAATGAGTTGTACATTCAATTTCAAATAAGCATTCTCAGCGGCTACATCTACATCGTTCCCCGGCTCATCAACTGAATCCAGAGCACGGCACATAGCAATACCAGATGTACGAGTTGCTGCTTCAACACCATGACCAGACATACCTGTAAAGGTTGAGCCTGAACCTAATGTTACAGCAAAGTTTTGTGAACCGTAAAGATCACCAGCAGTTACAGATGCATCTGCTTGTACTTCAAATACGGTACGTGAATCATCAGCTACAAGTGCCACTGCATCAGTTGCAGATGTACCTGAAGGCCAATATTTACTAAATTTTTGTTCGCCATCTGCAACATAGTGACAGCCCATGAAAACACCTTGGACTACTTCAGTTACAGTGGTGATAACTTCCAAATTCCCTGCATTAATACGGACTAAATCGCCAGTAAAAATGTTAGAAGCATAACCTGAAGCAATAGGGTACTCACTTTGACCCTGATTGTTTGGGTTATTACCACGTTTACGGGAAGGACGGAAGCCAGACAACGCTAATGTTGAAGTCATTTTTAGTCTCCCTTTTAAAAAGCACTACTAAATTCAGTATACTTAATCTTGAAAATTAGGTGTACGTCCCTTAGTAACATTTGATTTACTACTATTTTTAATTGGCATACGAGAATTATTCTGTCCCATAAGCTGTTGATTAACTGCATCAACCATCTCACGGCTTTGATTTTCAAAATATGCCTGACGATTTTGTGCTTTTTGCAGAGGCATTTTTGCCAAAGCTAAGTCCCCACGACAGACTGCACCCTTATATCGTCCTTCATCCCTCACGAAGGAATTATGTTGTAACTCAGGAACTTCATCTACAGTTACAAACTGCCAACCCTCTTGAACCTTTTTGCCTACATTTTTGTAATCATCTTGGTTTCGGGTCATTACTCGTATCCAACGAAGTGTAAGGCCTTGATTTAAAAACCGTTCAGATACTGAGTCAGGAATATCTAATAAGCTAGGCTCACGATATTCCATATCTTGTTCCCTTGTATTGAGTTCACGAGCCTCAACATTACGTGTTGTATTTGTATTACGTGCCATTTAATTTTCCTCCACGCTATTAGTAAACTGAAGTGTACTCACCGTCTGCTGAATCTACTTTCAACTTTTCGGCTGCGTACTGTTCCAAAGGTATACCCCATTTTTCTGCAAGTCGTACATCTTCTTTAGTAAGACGTACTTTCTTACCAGATGAGGCTGATGAAGTGCGTGATGCTCCACCGACCACTTGGGCAGGAGTTGACGTTTCCTGCTGACGTTCTTCTTGAACTTCTCCACCAAAACGCTGCGGATATCTGCTGCGTAGGCGAGAATCAATTTCTTGGTAGAAATCTACATCTGTAGAATCATAACCCTCTGTTTTTAATTCATGGTCAATCTCAAGTGCTAATGTTGTCATTACATTGTCTTGACCAAACCAAGGATTACGTCCTGCCCATTCAACTGCTAATCTATCATATTCTGCTGATTGTTGTTGCTGCTGTTGTTGTGGAGCAGGTTGTGCTACCTGTTGTTCTTCAATTTCTGGTCTATATTGATTACGTGTTAGATTAAGAGTTGTAGCATCACCTTGAGCCTTATTAAGGTTTTTCTGTGCTTGTACAATTCTATCTGTATCACCTGACTCAAGAGCCTGTTTATAAGAATCTTCAGCTAATTCAATACGACTATTAATTTGTGCTTCTGCGGATTCAAAATTCTTTTCCAAAGAAGTTTTGATTTCCTGCTGTTGAGCTTTTAATTTTTCTTCTAACTCTTGTTGACGAGTTATCAGAGTTTCAATTTGTTCTTCACGTTCTTTCTTTTGACGAACTAATTGTCTTATCCGCTTTTGTGCTCCTGATTGAGGCTCTTCAGATGCATCTCCTTTACTCTCTGAGCTAACGTCTTGTTTTTCATCATGTTGCCCAGTATGCTGTGTATCTGCATCTTGTTGTTGTTTCGTTTGTACGGCTTCCTCTTGGGAAGTATCTTCGGATATTTCACTCTCAATTTCAAACTCAACTTTCTCTTCCTTATTTTCGGCATTGGAAGTATCAACCGTAGTCCATTCTTCAGACATATATTTCTCCTTTTACGTCAGTTGCGACACTATGACGAGTTACGCATTTGATATTATATTACAACAAGTAATATAATTATACAATACCCTTATATTAAATTAATTAGATAAATTAAAGGTAGGGTCTAATTCTTTAGGGTCTTCTACAATCATTGAAATCTGGTCATCAAGAAGTAATAGTAACTTGATACCTTTGTAGAAAAACTTTTGACCAGAATGTTTACCATAACATACATAGTCACCTTCTTTACACCAAGCACCATTAGGATATCTTGTTGTATCTTTATAAGCATCTTTACCTATTGCGAGAACTTTACCCACAGTTGTAAGATATGCAATATCTTCTTTTGTAGAATCTGGAAGTATAATACCACCTTTTGTTTCTTGTTTAACAGAAACAGGCCGTATAAGAAGATGATAGCCCGGAACTACTGGTAGTACTTCTGGGTCTGGCATTTCTTCATTAGTATTCCATGCATCATTAAGAATAGATTTTTCCATTGCCACTGCTCTCATAATCACTCCTCATCGTCTTCATACATTACTTTGTTTACCATATTTTTAACTTCTGCTCTGGCCCACTCCAATCCTGAAATGCGACCTACAGAGTTCATATACGTATGATAATCCGAAGCTGCTCCTGATGCAAGCGAATTTTTTACTAATTCAATTTCTCTATGTAATAATTTATCTATTTCTTCTATAAGCATTATTTATTCTTTGTGCCTGAAATCATTTTACTAATAACATCAATTGCTTTAGCAGCTTCTGAGCTTTCAAGATTGTCTTCATGCTTTACCATATCTGCAAGAAGTTCTACTGCCTTAATAGCTGCTTTGGCATTTCTGTCTTTTTCTTTCTCGTCAGCCTTGAGTGTACCCTCTGCACCAATCTTATATGCGTCAAGTGCCAGCTTCTGTTCTTTCAAGTCAAGGTCACGGTTCTTCAAAGCACCTTCACTTGCTTCTTTAGCAAGTTGTGCCTGTACCTTTTCTTGTTCAATACTAAGTCTTTGTGCTTCCATCTGAACCATTGCTTGTTCAGGTGATGGACCTCTTTGTGCTGCAGCTTGATTAGCTTGCATTACTTGCTGTGCAGCTGCCATCATTACCTGTTCAATAACTTGTGGGTTCTGAGCATTAGGGTCACCTTGTGGTGCTTGTGCCATCATTTGACGTGTTAAACCATTAATCTGCTCTTCATACTTCATTACTACGTGTTCTTGTATGTTAGCTTGTAGAATAGGAACTACACGTTGCATAATTGGGTTGGCACCATTAGCAGGGTCTTGCATAAACATAGTTTTAATTTGAATATGTGCATCATGATTTTGTCCTGCAAATGCTTTAATAGGAAGACCTTTAGTTGCTGCTTCAATGTCTGTTACAGGGTCAAGAGCTTGTGCCTCTGGCTTTTGTGGAAGTATCCTGTCTAAGTTAGGAATGTTTGCCGCATTAAGAAGTGTGCGGTTTAGTTCTTCCATATTAAACATACCGGGTGGTGATTGCTGTGCTTGCTGCATAACCATCTGTGCCATCATCAACCTGTGGGCAGACGAAGGAATATTAGGGTCAGATACAGGAAGTACATCAACACGACCATCAAAGTCACGTTTAAAAATTGTTTCACTTACACCGGGAACATCATAAGGATATTTAGCAGGTAAACTTTCATAGTTAATACGTGCAAGAATTTTAAACTCATCCCGTTGTGATTTATGTAATCGTTTATGAATTGCACTAAAGAACTTACTAGAAGCCTCAAGCAATGCCATAGTTGTACCTACAGGACCATAGTTAGAACCTTCTGTAATAACTTGCTCTGTAGTATCAGCAAACTTTTGACCTGCTCCTGAGACAAACTGAAGCATTTGGAATAATGTGCCTGATGGTTCTTTATAAGGCAAAGGTACAATTGAACGAGACAAGTCCATACCTGTTGCTTCTACTTCTTTAAACTCACCCGGAGCAATAGGGTCATTGTCTCCTACAATGCGAACACCTTTTGCTTTAAAGCCACCGGGCAAGTTAGCAAACTGTCCTGCATCAATAAGGTTACGCATAGCTGCAGTGGCAGACATTGTAAGGTTACCAAGGAAGTGAATAAGACCAAGACCATAGAAACCAAATCCCGGAACAAAACGATAATGAGTAAAGAACATTTTCTTTTCTTTATTTTTATCTTCTTCATTCCAGTTTCTACGAATAGACAGTACTTTACGTGTTGTTTCTTCAATAGTTACAATGTAAGGACATTCATAACCATGACCTTCAATATCAAGATAACAGTGCTGTTCAAGAAGAACATACTGCATATCTGTATCGGAAGAAGGAGACAAACCAAGTACTGTGTCCATTTTTTGTGTTAGGTCTGATTGTTCTGGGATATATGCATCAGGTAGTTCTACTTCTGCATACATACCTGAGTACATTGCGTTTGCAATCTCACGAGGGCTGCGATATAGAACATGAGTATACCTATCAGCCCGTCTTAGGTCTGTGGCATAGTAAGATACATAGAACTGGTCAATAGGAACAAACTCACTAACAGGACGCTCTACTGAACCATCATAATAAATCTTTTTAAATGAACTACCAATTAATGGTAAATGAAACAACATACGCTCAAACTCATCGAAGTATTCTGGCATCTTATCAGTCAACTGATAGTTCATAAAGTTTTGAACACGATTTGCTTGTTGTTGTTTTTCAACCGATACATCACCAAGAACTTGAGCTTTAACTGGGCCACTGGAAGGAAATAGTTCTTGGGATGCACGGCTCTGGAATTTAACCGCAGACTCTATGAGTAGTGGATGTACAGCAGTTGCTGCACCTTCAAAAGGTTCTGTAGTTTCTTCCAGTTTCAAACCAAGCAGGTCAAAGCCTCGTTCAAACATGGATTCCCATTCTGCCCGTGACTCTTTATCTGCTTCGTATTTTTCGTAAACTTCTTCACCGATACTAATAAGTTCGTCTTCTTCTATTTGCTCGGCAAGGTTAGAATAAAATTCGTCTTCAATATTAAAATCTACAATATTGTCTATATCTTGTAAATCCATTTCTGGCATAAACTCTACTTCTAGTTCGCCTGTTTCTGAATCTACTTCAAAATTTACATTTGGAAAATCTTCTTCGTTTTGTTCAATATTTAATTGAATAACATTTTCTTTACCAATAGGGTCATTAGGATTTTTTTCAATAGCCATTTTACTTCCTTCTTAATTGAGTCCAGTTAATTGTTATTATATACTTATGTTCTCCAATATGCAACCCTTCTTTTTGTTCTTGGGCTATCTTCCCATTCCGGGTCTTCTGGATGTATTAAGTTCCAACTGTCCTTCATATAATGAATTGCCATTGTCATACAATCTACCTGATCATCGTGTGAACCTGCAGGAAAAGACATACATTCAGCAAACAAATCGTCTGACCATGTTTTGTCTTTTGGTATCCATACACGACCTGCTTCCATCAAAGGAGTAGAAGCATAGACACGAGCAACCTTATCTCTATCTGGAAGATAGTCTAATACAGGAAGACCTGCTCTTCTCATGTCTTGAATAAGAGACTGACCAGAAGCTTTCTTTTCTATTATACATACATCTGGTTTATATTGTGCATATACTTCTTGTGCTTTACGTCTTAGTTCTGGATATTCAAATCTACCTCTTATATTACCTAATAGTATTAAGTTAGAAGTTATTTGTTCTGTTCCATATTCATCTTCTTCATATGACCTAAATATTCCCCATGTTTGTATTACACTATAGTCAGCAGTACGTGCAGTACTAAAAGCAGTATCATATGTCTGTATTATAAAGTCACATGGTGGAGGCTCATCATCATCCCACCAACTTATCCATTTCTTTTTAATAATACCACCATCATCAGGTGATGGGTCTTGCATATATAAAGAGTTCCAGTATCTACTACCATTAGAACTTCTAATCTCCATCTCATCTATCTTTAATAGCTCGTCTGGTTTCCATTCAGGAAAGTAAGAAGAACCTTCTGGTAAGTCAAGAAGCTCTGCTGCTTCTTCATTAAGCCACGCAGGTATACTAATTACTTCCCAAGGGTTTGGCGTTTCTTCTGCGTTCTGTTCTTGCTTTAACAGCCAACCACACAAATCGTCATAGTGATATCTTGTATTAATAATAATGATTGCACCATTAGGCATAATACGAGTACGTAGACCTGCAGGATACCATTCCTTAATATAACGTCTACCTGCTTCACTGAAGCTGTCTTCTTCAGACATAACATCATCTAGTAATGCTACGTGAGCACCTCGACCCGCAACCTGACTTCTTACACCTGCTGCATAATAAGACCCGTTTTTATTTGTCTTCCATTTACCTGCTGCCTTCACATCACTTCTAAGAGACACACCACGGAATATCTTTTGAAACCTGTCTGTGTTTACAATGTCTCGTACAGTTCTACCAAAGTCACTTGCAAGCTGGTCACTGTGTGAGACAGACATAATCTCATGGTGACCAAAGTTACCAATGTACCACGCAGGAAATAGTTTACTACATATTACTGACTTAGAAGAACGGGGTGGTAAGAATACCATAAGTCTTTTTGTACTACCATCTAACACACCCTGTAGCTTTTCACATAGTAGTTCTATGTGTCTTCCCATCTTAAAGTCAGAAACAATGGTAGGAGCAAATATCTTTACAAAGGTAAGGAAGTCATCCTTTGCCTTTATGTTTGCATAGTGATGCATCTTTTCTCTTAGGTCCAGAAATAGAGTTACATTGTGTATTTCTTCTGGTGTTCTATTTTCATCTACTTCTAAATCTAACATTTAAGTAAGCTCTCCATCTACAGAGAGACAACCAATTTGCTTTATTTCAAAAGGCATATTATATTCTTTCCATATTCCTTTTAAATCATGCTGCATTTTCCCTACTCTAGCTAGACACTCTTCTTGTCTTCTATACGGACCGTATGTATCCGATACTTCCATACAGTTATCTGGACTGCCTATTACACAGGCAACAATCATTGCTTTAAACATTTTAATTTTCCTTCCATATAAGTGTTGCAAAAATGCCACACCTTATTAAAAAAATAAAATACCCCTATTGCGAAATCTGTAAAGATATGTTATTTTCTATTTAGACCCACCGGGGTAAATATATACCCCCGAAGACATCCCGACACACCTACCAATACTATTCATTTACTATTATATTCATAATCTAATTTAACTATATTATATATTATTATACTTCTTTTGTCAAATATTTTATATATACTAATTAGCCCCCGGCCTACTATGAAAGACCCTTTAATTTTTGAAAATATATGGCAGGGGTATATTATATATATAAATAGACAGACAGTTTTTGGGTGGGGGTTCTATGTATACTTGCTAGGATTGCACAAAAATTAGGCATAACATCCTTTTTATACCAAAGATTGCACAACCATAAGTAGTGTTGCAAAAATGTCACACCAAAATCTAGCAGGATTGCTGAGTTTTTGCACAATTCTTAGGCAGAAGATGTGTATAGTGTTGCATTAATACCACACCCCCCTTCCCATGTCTTTACATCAATAGGTTGTATTCATTAGATATTATCAAGCTTTCCCCTAATTTTATTACAATTTCCCCTTGTCTTTTGTTTCATCATTACCAGAACAAATGAAGAGAACAAACCAAGAACTTTGATGAGAACAAACGAGGAACAAAGATGAATTTTTCATCCAGAACAAACCCAGAACAAACTACCCAAAATCGCTGGAATATTAGTATATAAACCCTTTACGAAGTAAAGGGTATTATATACTTATAACGCCCCAAATCGACCAACCAGCCATGAGGTGCAAACCATGACGCAAAAATCAACAAGAGTTCTCGCATTATCCGATTTGGATTTGCAAGCGCAAATGATTATTTCTGAGCAAATCAGAAACCATCTGGAAAAAACTGGTTCAGTCTATCCAGACGAATGGGGATTTTCCAGCATTTCAGACGTTCAAATCCAATTCGATTTGAGTGCTGACATGCGCTGAAATATTAGAATAATATATACCCCTTTAGGGGTATATTATATTATTCTTATAAACGCCTAAAACCAACCGACCAGAAAGGGTCAATCAATCATGTTCAAAAAACACCAAACCAAAATCTCAAAATGGGCAATGCGTTCAGTAGACAATACCGCCAAGGTATGCTTGCTGGTATCTGCAACAATACAAACTCAAACGCCAAGGGTATTTGATGAATACCGGGATATCCTAAACAAGGGGAAAGCTTCCCCATATTGCTGGGGAATGAAGGAACAAACATGGGACTATGTCCAACAAAACAAAAAACAGATATACCGTATCCTGAAAGATACCAAGCTTGGCAAGGTAAAGCTTGTTGATTGTCTTGTTGAATTATCCCGAATGGATGGGATAGGACTGGCAAAGGCTGGCTTCATAATGCAATTATGTATCGGTGAAGTGGGCTGTATGGATACCCACAATCTGCAAAGGTTCGGGCTGGATGCAAAAACTTTCAAATTTGGAAAGACTGCATCT